AGGTACAGATCAACATATGTCTCCTGAAGTGGAAGCAAGATTGGCCCCATTAGTAGCGCAAGCTGCTCAACAGTTGTTACAAAAGAATCAAGGTGAAGCAGCGCAACAACAAGCGCAACAACAAGCGCAAGATCCTTTGGTTCAAATGCAAATGCAAGAACTTCAACTTAAACAGCAAGAGCAACAACGTAAGGCTCAAAAAGATCAGATTGATGCACAGTTAAAAGCACAGCAGATTCAAGTTGAACGTGAGCGCATTCAAGCGCAACAACAAACAGCCGCTGAACAAAATAAAGTGGTAGCGTTAACTAATGCGGCTAAACTTGAGGCTTCTAAAACTAATGATGCTAGTAAGATGAAAATACAAGCGTTAACAGAAGCAGCAAGATTGACAGCACAAAATAAACGTGAAGCGATTAAAGTAAAAGTCGATACTTTAAAATCTGCCGCCCAGTTAACTGAACAAAAACGCCAACATGATACTCGTCTTGCTCATGAAGGTATGCAAAATGCACTAGATCATGGTCAACAATTTTCCAAAGGAGGTGCAGTAGGTAAGGAAGAAAATATGAGTAATGATTATGATTATGCAGCATATAACCGAGCTGTTTCACAAGGTTTAGTAAAACCTAGGAAGGGCGAAGAAGACCATTATCCTGACACGTATAAATTGCCTACCCATGTTACCTTTTCTGACCAGAGTGTTCACTCTAATGAAAAAACACCTGGTGGTCATTGGATGGAAGCAGAGGATGATAGATATTATTTTCACCCATCGGAGTATAATTTAAAAAACACCCCCCCAGATGCACTAGGAGATTATTTTAGAAATTATGAGAAAAAAGGGACATCTGTAGTATTGCCTGATGGAAGAATTATTGAAGGTACAAAATAATGGACGCATTTGATGCAATCATTTCCAAAATAAATGAACAAGTTGAAAGTATTAATGAGGCGATCACATCAGGTCGCCCTGCTACTTTTGATGAATATAAAAGACTCTGTGGGGAAGTTAGAGGGCTCTTTCTTGCTAGAGATATTGTAAAAGACCTCAAAAAACAAATGGAAAATTTAGATGACTAAAACGGTAAAAAAGATATTGGTTGGTACAAACCCTTCCAATCCGCGGGTTGTTGGCGAGATTGATTTAGAGGCTAGTGCTGAAGAAAAAGCAACTCAACTCCCTAAAGCTGTAGGTTACAAAATCCTATGTGCATTACCACAAGTTGAAAAGGAATTTGAAAGCGGAATCATTAAAGCTGATGTAACTCTTCGTCATGAAGAAGTTTTAGCGACTGTGCTTTTTGTACTTGAACTTGGACCAGATGCCTATTCTGATAAAGAAAGATATCCTTCTGGACCTTGGTGTAAAAAAGGTGATTTTATTTTAGTTCGCCCTAATTCAGGTACACGTATCAAACAGCATGGGCAAGAGTTTAGATTAATTAATGAAGATACCGTAGAGGCTGTTGTTTTAGACCCTCGTGGTATTACTCGTAGCTAAAGGAGCATTACATGTCAGCACAATTTGATGATGAATATAAATTTCCAGATGAAATAGAAAACGAAACAACTGATATCGAAATAGAAATTGAAGATGATACTCCGGAAGAAGACCGTGGTCGTCAACCAATGCCTAAACATATCGTAGAAGATTTAGATAAAGATGAACTAGAAGAATACGATGAAGGTGTTAAACAAAAATTAAAGCAACTTAAAAAAGTTTGGCATGATGAGCGCAGGGAAAAAGAACAAGCGCTACGTGAACAACAAGAGTCTATTGCTTTATCAAAACGTTTATATGAAGAAAACCAAAAGTTACGAGCAGCGTATACAACAGGTGAAAAAGAATATATAAGTACTTCACAACAAGCTGCTCAAATGGAAGTCGATGCTGCTAAGCATTTGTACCGCGAAGCGTATGAGTCTGGTAATACTGATGGGATTATTGACGCACAAGAAAAGTTACAATTTGCTAACTTGAAAATGATACGCGCCAATAACTTAAAACAAACTACTTTACAAGAAACATATTTTCCTGTACAAAGAGAACGCGAAGAGTATCAACAACCTGCTCCTAAGCTAAATCCTAAAGATGTTGCGTGGCAAGAACGTAATCAGTGGTTTGGTGAAGATGAAGAAATGACTTCGGCTGCATTGGGTTTACATACTAAACTTGTGAATAGCGGAATGGTTGCTGGCTCAGATGAATATTACAGCACATTGGACAAAACAATGCGCAAACGATTTAACGAGTATTTCGGGGAACCTGAACCTAAAGCGAAACCATCCACGGTAGTAGCTCCAGGTGCTCGTAGCACAGCATCCAATAAAATAAGACTTAATCAGAGTCAAGTCCAGCTAGCAAAGAAACTGGGCATAAGCCCTGAAATTTACGCAAAAGAAGTTTTAAAATTGGAGAATAAATAATGGCTACTACCCCTAATAGAGTAACTCGTGAATTAGAAACCAGAGCATTGAATGAGCGTCCTAAACAGTGGATGCCACCAGAAGCTCTCCCTGAGCCTGACAAAGAGGCTGGTTTTAACTATAGATGGATTCGTGTCTCCATGATGAGCAAGGCTGACCCTAGCAATATATCCAAATCATTGCGTGAAGGTTGGGAACCTGTAAAGATTGAAGAACAACCAAAATATACACTGTTAGCTACACGTGATGGTCAATTTAAAGACAATATCGAGATTGGCGGATTATTACTCTGCAAGATTCCTACTGAGTTTATGGAGCAACGTAGTGCGTACTACAACAACATGACTCAACAACAGGCTGAAGCAGTAGATAATAGTTTTATGAGAGAAAGTGATTCAAGAATGCCTCTGTTTAAAGATCGCAAATCGACAGTTACTTTCGGAAAAGGTTAATTAATTTTAGGAGTTTACAATGGCTTATCCTGTTATATCGGCCCCTTACGGCCTAAAGCCAGTTAACGAAATCGGTGGTTTACCTTATGCGGGTTCTACTCGTATGGTGCCGATCGCTACTGGTTATGCTGCAAATATTTTCTATGGTGACGTAGTTAAATTTTCTGCAGGTACTGCAATCCAAGATACTTATACACCAGCTACTGCACCTACTGCACCGATCCCAGGTGTTATTGGTATTTTCGTAGGTTGTGAGTATACACTTCCTGCAACTAACCAACGTATCCGTGCTCAATACTGGCCTACTGGTACTGTAGCTAACGATGCAGTTGCTTATGTTATTGATGATCCACGTACTGTTTTTAAAGCGGTTGTTGGTTCTCAAGCTACATCTTTATCTAATACTTCTTCAGGTATTGGTGCTATGTCCCAACAATTTGTTGGTACTAACGTATATCCTTTATACGGTTCTGCTGGTAACACTTTAAACGGTGATTCAGCTGTTTCTGTATCAGGTGGTGTTGTTACTAACGGTACTGGTAACACTCGTGTTATTACTGCTGCTCCTTTCCGTGTTGTTGGTTTAGTTCCTGAATCTGCTACTTCTGTTTCTACTGTTGCTTCTACTTCTGGTTCAAGCGCAACTGTTACTTTAACCGCAGCGAACTCAGCTATCCTAGCTGGTATGCAATTAATTGCTCCATCTGGAACTGGTTCTTTAGCAGGTAACTATATCACTGTTACTAACGTAAACGGTGTAACTTTAACTGTATCAAGTGCTATTACTTTAGCATCAGGTACTGCAGTTACTTTTGTTGGCTACCCTGAAGTTTTAGTGACTTGGAATAATACTTTCCACAGTTATACAAACTTAGCCGGCATTTAATTAGGAGATTAACACATGGCAATTTCACGCGCCCAGCTATTAAAAGAGTTATTACCGGGTCTGAACGCATTGTTCGGCTTAGAATATGCTCGTTATGGTGAAGAACATAAAGAGATTTATGAAACTGAATCTTCAGAACGTTCTTTTGAAGAAGAAACAAAACTGTCTGGTTTCTCAGCAGCTCCTGTCAAAAACGAAGGGCAAGCTCTTCAATATGACAATGCTCAAGAAGCTTGGACTGCTCGATACAACCACGAAACTATTGCACTAGGTTTTTCATTAACTGAAGAAGCTATTGAAGATAACTTGTATGATTCTTTATCTGCTCGTTATACTAAAGCATTAGCTCGTGCTATGGCTTACACTAAACAAGTTAAAGCAGCTAACGTTTTAAATAACGGTTTCAACTCTGCTTATACTGGTGGTGATGGTGTGTCTTTATTTTCTAGTGCTCATCCTTTAGTGAACGGCGCTACTAATAGCAACGTACCATCTACTGCTGCTGACTTGAATGAAACTTCATTGGAAAATGCTGTTATTCAAATCGCTGGTTATACTGATGAACGTGGTTTATTAATTGCTGCTAAACCTAAAAAGTTGATTGTTCCACCTGCATTACAATTTGTTGCTACTCGTTTGTTAGAAACTGAATTGCGTGTAGGTACTACTGATAACGATTTAAACGCTCTTAAAAACAATGGCGCTGTTCCAGAAGGTTATGCAATCAACCATTTCTTGACTGATACTAATGCATGGTTCTTAACTACTGATGTGCCAAATGGTTTAAAACACTTTGTAAGAACTCCATTACAGAACTCAATGGATGGTGATTTTGATACAGGCAATGTACGTTATAAATCAAGAGAACGTTATTCATTTGGGTGGTCCGATTCTTTAGCTATTTATGGTTCACCTGGTTCTAGCTAATAGAATCAAGAACTTAGGTTAAATTAAGGCTCACTTCGGTGGGCCTTTTTTGTGTATTTTTATTCTTTAAAGCGTTTACTTATTCTCATTTTATGTTATTATTAGCGTCAGATAACCAACTAAGAGAATAAAATGCCTAAAGTAATAACACAAGCAGAGTGGGTGGCTAGAGCTATATCAGTTCATGGTGATACCTATGATTTAAGTAAAGCTGAATATACATCTGCTAAAACGCCTTTAAGAATAATATGCAGACAACATGGAGAGTTTAATCCAACTAGTATTAATTTTATACATAGTGGAACAGGATGTCCTAAATGTGTAGGGCGGGGAGCTGATTGGGTAGGTAGATTTAAAGAGGTACATGGGGATAGGTATGACTACTCTTTAGTTGAGTATGTTGATTATAAAACACTGGTAAAAATAATATGTAGAGAACATGGTGAATTTAAACAAACACCTGATAACCATTATAGAAATAAACAAAACTGCCCTAAGTGCAAAAATTCAAATATAAGAAAAACTAAACAGCTTCCTTTTACTAGTGTTGTTGAACGAGCTAAAAAACTCCATGGTGGTAAATTTACTTATAGTTGTGATGTTTGGGAGAATTTAAACACTTCATATATAAAAGTAACCTGTAGTCATGGAACCTTTGAACAGACAGGAGTTAACTTGTTAGCTGGTAAAATATCTTGCCAGAAATGTGGAAACATGAAGTCGTCCCCAGAACAAGAAGTAGCTGACTACCTAAAAATATACACGCCGATAATTCAACGTGATAGGAAAGTAATAGCCCCTAAAGAACTAGACATCTACATACCTAGTGCTAATTTAGCTATTGAATTTCATGGGATGTATTGGCACTCACATTTTAACGCTGCAGACGAAAAAGAAAATAAAAACAAAAGCCACAACAAATATAAAGGGTGTGCCGACAAAGGGATTCGCCTTATAACTATCTATGAGACTGAGTGGCAACAAAAGCAGCCCCAGATTAAACGTTTGTTGCGTAATGCTATAGGTAAGACTAGGGGTAAACTTATGGCCCGTAAATGCCAAATAGGTGAAGTATCAACACAAGAAGCTAAAAAGTTTTATGACAGATACCATCCCCAAGGTGGTGACGGGAGCGGAAAGCATTACGGGTTATATTGGAAGTCTAAACTAGTTGCATGTATGAGATTTGCTTTAGGCGCCAATGACAGGGGTAGTAACTTAAATAGGGTATGGACTTTAGCTAGGTTTGCCACAAGAGTGAATGTTCTTGGTGGGGCATCTAAATTGTTTAACGCTTTTGTAAAAGATGAGCATCCTGAGGTAATTAAATCTTTTTCTGATAACAGATATTTTTCTGGTGGCATGTATACCCAGTTGGGGTTTGTTATGGATTTGGAGTCTCAACCTGACTATCAAGTGTGGAGTAAACAAATAGGACTTAAACCCAAGACACATTATCAGCGCAGAGTTATACAGAAGAGGTTAAATGACCATGATGTTGATGAAAAGTACGACCATAATACTGATATTAGAACAGAAAAAGAAATGACTTATCTTATGGGCGCAGGGAGAATATATGATTGTGGAAAAAAAAGGTGGGTATGGACTAACCCCCTATTGCAATCTTAATTAAAATAGAGTATAAGTATTTCTAAATAGGGCACATCTGGCTTATCAAACTGTTAGCCCAACAGACGCATAGAAGATTGATAAGCTTATACTTTCTATGAAGGAATACTAATATGTCATTTTCTACTTTTTCAGGCCCAGTTCGCGCAGGTACAGTTAGATACACTACTGGTACTACTCCGGGCTTAGTTGACAACACAGGCGTTGTTGTTTTACTTCAATCTGCAGCTTTAGGTTTAACTACTTCTACACCTTTTATTTTACCTGCTGGCTCACAGATTTTAAACATCTATATCGATGTAACTACTACTTTTACTACAAGTGCTACACTTGCTGTAGGTGATGCTACTACAGCTGCTAAATATGTAACTGCAATTACTACTCCAGCGGCGGGCCGTCAAACTATTACATACACAGCTGCTCAATTAACTGCGATGTATAACGTAGGTACTACTGATGCACAAATAGTTGTGACTATAGCGGGTACTACTGCTACTGCGGGTGCTGGGATCATTACTATTGAGTATGCTCAAAAGTCTTCTTTAGGTTCTGAAGCTCCTGTTTCTGCATAATTAATCTGACGGGGGCGCAAGCCCCTATCTTTAAACTTTAGGAGATTAGTTATGACAATGCAATATGACGTCAAATCCACCTATACGGGAACCTTACCCGCACAGTTAACTACAGGTAGGATGAGACTTAAGCAAGTAGTTTTTGTTGGTTCAGGTACAGCAGGAACGATAGCCCTTTATGATGGTACAG